ATTCTTGAAGGAAGAAAGATAGATCCAACTTTCTACCCTGTTATTTATGGTGCAGATCCGGATGAAGATTGGACTGATCCTGAAGTGTGGAAAAAGGCAAATCCTAGTCTTGGAATAACCGTAGATATAGAAAAAGTAAGAGCAGCATGTGAATCAGCAAAACAAATGCCAAGTGAAGAAAATACATTTAGGCAACTCAGACTTAATCAGTGGGTTAAACAAGAAAAGAGATGGATGCCCATGCGTAAGTTTGATGACTGCTATGTTAATTTCAAACCTGAAGACTTGGAAGGTCGTGTATGTTATGGTGGATTAGACTTGTCATCTACTATGGATATAACAGCTTTTGTGCTAGTATTTCCGCCACTTGAAAATGAGGATAAGTATCACGTGTTACCTTACTTTTGGATACCGGAAGAGAATATGAAACAAAGAGTAATCAGAGATCATGTTCCTTATGACTTATGGTCTCAACAAGGCTATTTAAAAACAACAGAAGGAAATGTAATCCATTATGGTTATATTGAAACTTTTATTGAGGAACTTGGAAGAAAATACAACATTAAAGAGATTGCTTTTGACCGATGGGGAGCAGTTCAAATGACACAAAACTTAGAGAACATGGGTTTTACTGTTGTTCCCTTTGGACAGGGTTTTAAAGATATGAGTCCACCTACTAAAGAACTTATGAATTTAGTTGTTGGCAAACGAATCGCACACAATGGAAATCCAGTCCTTCATTGGATGACGGATAATATTTCAATCAGAGAAGATCCAGCGGGAAACATAAAAATGGATAAGTCAAAATCAACTGAAAAAATCGATGGTGCTGTAGCACTTGTAATGGCTCTAGATAGGGCAATTAGAAACAATAAAAATGATGGGGAGTCCGTGTATGACTCAAGGGGTCTGTTAATTATTTAGGAGGTCGAGAAAATGGCTTTATTTAAAAGAAAAGCTAGAGATAAACCGCAAGATAGAACCGCAGGTAGTCAATACACGTTTTATATGGGTGGAACTGTAGCAGGAAAAGCAGTAACAGAAAGAAGTGCAATGCAAATGACTGCAGTTTATTCTTGTGTTCGTATTTTAGCTGAAGCGGTAGCAGGGTTGCCACTACATTTTTATAGATACAAAGATGACGGTTCAAAAGAAAAGGCGATAGATTCTAATCTTTATCACTTACTTCATGATGAACCTAATCCTGAGATGTCATCTTTTGTATTTAGAGAAACACTTATGACTCATTTGCTTTTATGGGGTAATGCGTATGCTCAAATCATCAGAAATGGAAAAGGCGAGGTTATTGCTTTATATCCTTTGATGCCAAATAAGATGAGTGTTGATAGAGATGAAAATGGGAAACTCTACTATACATACCAAAGAAGTCAAGATGAAGGAAAAGAAGCAGGCACAGTAACTTTGTCAACTAGAGATGTTTTACATATTCCAGGGCTTGGATTTGATGGCTTGGTTGGGTATTCACCAATTGCTATGGCCAAAAATGCAATAGGACTAGCAATTGCTACAGAAGAGTATGGAGCCAAGTTCTTTGCTAATGGAGCAGCACCTAGCGGAGTTTTGGAGCATCCAGGAACGATAAAAGACCCTGCAAGATTAAGAGAAAATTGGAATTCAACATTTGGAGGTTCAGCTAATAGCGGTAAGGTAGCTGTTCTTGAAGAGGGAATGAAATACACACCTATATCTATTTCACCAGAACAGGCACAGTTCCTTGAAACTAGAAAATTCCAAATTAATGAAATAGCAAGAATATTTAGAGTCCCACCTCATATGGTTGGTGACTTAGAAAAATCAAGCTTTTCAAATATCGAACAGCAATCATTAGAGTTCGTTAAATATACGCTAGATCCATGGATTATACGTTGGGAGCAATCATTAAACAGATCGTTGCTAAATCCTGATGAAAAGAAGACATATTTCTTCAAATTCAATGTAGAAGGGCTACTTAGAGGCGATTACCAATCAAGAATGAATGGTTATGCCATAGCAAGACAAAACGGATGGATGAGTGCAAACGACATAAGAGAACTTGAAAACTTAGACAAGATCCCTGCCGAGGAAGGTGGAGATCTTTATTTAGTTAACGGCAACATGCTCCCATTAAACAATGCAGGAGCTTATGCAAATAAAGAAAAGGAGGAAGAAGCCGATGAAGAAGTTTTGGAACTTCAAAAAGGTGAAGAACGAAACAGGTCAGGAAGAAAGAGTACTCGAACTTAACGGTACAATCGCTGAAGATTCATGGTTTGAAGATGAAATCACACCAAGGATGTTCAAAGAAGAACTGTTAAGCGATAGTGGTCCTATTACCATTTGGATTAATAGTCCTGGTGGTGACTGCATTGCTGCAAGTCAGATTTATTCAATGCTAATGGATTATAAGGATGAGGTTACAGTCAAGATTGATGGGATTGCAGCTTCAGCAGCTTCGGTAATTGCCATGGCTGGAACAAAGGTCAAGATGGCACCTACCGCTTTAATTATGATCCACAATCCATCAATGGCAGCCTTTGGTGAACGTAAGGACATGGAAAAGGCGATTGATATTTTGAATGAGGTAAAAGAATCAATCATTAATGCCTATGAAATTAAGACAGGGCAATCAAGAACAGTTCTTTCTCATTTAATGGATAGTGAAACTTGGATGAATGCCAAAAAGGCAGTTGAGCTAGGTTTTGCCGATGAGATATTGACCGATGAAAAGAAACAAACTCCAACTGAAGCATATATGTTTGGATCAAAAGAATTCGAGATGTCATTGGTTAATAAAATTACCAAAAGAGTACCTGCTCTTAAAAAGGGTCGTAATGTCAACGAATTAAAAGACAAATTAGCCACAATCAAAAAATTAATTTAAGGAGGATATAAAAATGACTAAGCAAGAATTAATTGAAAAGAGAGCTAATCTTTGGAAAGGAATGAATGCCTTTCTTGAAGCTCAAAAGAAAGACGATGTATTAAGCCCAGAAGATGATGCTAAATACAAAGAAATGGAAACTAGATTTGATTCATTAACTAATGAAATCAAGCGTATGGAAAGAATGGAAGCAATCGAAGCTGAATTAAATAAGCCTCAAAATGCTCCAATCGTTAATAAGCCTATGGTAGCAAATGAAGATGAAAAGCAAGGTCGTGCATCTAAAAACTATAAAAAGAGTTTCTGGAACGCAATGAGAAGTAAGACTGTTAGACCTGAAGTTGCTGATGCTCTTCAAATTGGTACTGACTCAGAAGGCGGATATTTAGTTCCTGATGAATATGAAAACACACTTGTTGAGGCACTTGAGGAAGAAAACATCTTCCGTAAGATTGCTCATGTAATCAACACATCTTCAGGTGATAGAAAAATCCCTGTAGTTGCATCTAAAGGTTCTGCATCTTGGGTAGATGAAGAAGGAACTATTACTGATAGTGATGATGCATTTAGCCAAGTATCTATCGGTGCATATAAGCTTGGAACACTTATCAAAGTTTCTAACGAACTTTTAAATGATAGTGCATTCAATCTTGAGGCCTATATTTCTAAGGAATTTGCTAGAAGAATTGGTACTAAAGAAGAAGATGCATTCTTCAATGGAGATGGTACAGGAAAACCTACTGGTATCTTCAATGCAACTGGTGGTGCTCAAGTTGGTGTTACTACAGCAAGTGCAACTGCAATTACTGCAGATGAAATTATTGATTTATTCTATTCTTTAAAGGCTCCTTATAGAAAAAATGCAGTATGGGTTTTAAATGATTCTACTGTTAAAGCTATTAGAAAACTTAAAGATAAGAATGACAACTATTTATGGCAACCTGCATTAACTGCTGGAACTCCTGATACTATTCTTGGTAGACCCGTTTACACATCTAGTTATGTTCCTTCAATTGCAGCTGGTGCTAAGACTATCGCCTTTGGTGATTTCTCTTATTACTGGATTGCAGATAGACAAGGAAGAATCTTCAAGAAGTTATCTGAGCTTTATGCTGCAACTGACCAAACTGGATTCGTTGCTACTCAAAGAGTAGATGGTAAGTTAGTTCTTCCAGAAGCAATTAAAGTTTTACAACAAAAAGCTGGAACAACTAGCGGTTCAGGTAACTAATTAGGAGGTGGCAGTGATGATTGCAAATGATTTATTGGAACAGGTGAAATTGAATCTAATCATAACTTTCAACGACGATGACAGTCTTATTGTTTCTTTCATCTCTGCCGCCATTTCTTATGCAGAAGGTTATCAGCATTTAGAAGAAGGGTATTATAAAACCCACGAGATGAGTGAAAGAACCAAACAAGCAGTAATCATGCTATCAAGCCACTTTTATGAATCACGAGATGGTTCAACTGGTGGCTTTTTTGCTGATAACACCAATGCCAGCGAACAAATATATAAAACTGCAAATAGGCTCTTGCTTTTAGATAGAGAATGGAAGGTGTAGCGTATGGGACTTGGTTTGATGAATAAGAAAGCGAAGATCATATCAATAACCAGCGAAACCGATTCTGAGGGCTTTAGCTTTGAAAATATCGAGGTTTTAGCGGAAGTTCGAGTGTTTGTGGAAGGAAGGCATGGAAGCGAACGTTGGGCAAATTTGGCGGCTTTTAGTGAGGCAACCGAGCTCTTTAAATTAAGAAAAATTCCTACGTTGAAAATTACTACCAAGCACTATGTTGAGTTAGATGGTACAAGATACAACATCCTATCTATTGAGAATGTCAAGGGAAGAGGAATGTATATCGAAATATTAGCTAAACGAGTGGAGGCTTCCAATGGCTAAATGTACATCAAAATTGCCTGATGATCTTCTTAAAAAACTATCTAAAGTAGGAAGCAATATGGATGTGATAGCTGAAGAAGCTTTAAGAGCTGGTGGTGAGGTGGTTTTAAGTAAAACAAAGGCAAATTTAGAATCCGTGATTGGAAAGAACACAACTGCTGAATCAAGGTCTACTGGTGAACTAGTAAATTCGTTGGGACTTAGTCCAGTGAGGCTAGATAAACAAGGAAATTACAATATAAAGATTGGTTTTGGCGAACCTAGAAAAGATGGTAAATCAAACGCAATGATTGCTAACATCATCGAATATGGAAAACATGGCCAACCTGCAAAGCCTTTTTTGAAGCCAGCAAAGACATCGTCTAAAAAAGAGTGTGAGCAAACTATGATTAGAGTAATAGAGGAGGAAATCAAGAAACTATGAATATTTTATCTGAAGTAAAAGGGCTTCTCTCAAGTCTTAATATTCCGATTGAGACAGGAGTATTTAGTAAAGAAGCTCCAAATGAATACATAGTGTTGGTGCCTCTTTCTGATTCATATCCGCTTAATGCTGACGATATGCCACAAACAGATCTTCAAGAAGTACGAATAACGGTCTTTACAAAAAACAATTACATAAGACTTAAGAATCGGATTATTGGACGTTTACTTTCTCATTTCTTTTATATCAATGATCGTAGATATAACGGTTATGACACTGATGCGGGCTACCATCAGTACACAATAGACGTAGCCAAAACCTATGAAATAGAACAAGAGGAGGATTAAATCTATGGCAACTATAGGATTAGATAAACTTTATTATGCTCCAATTACTGAAGATAGTAATGGGAACGAAACATATGGCACTCCAGTTCAACTTGCAAAAGCGATCTCTGCTGATCTTTCGATTGAACTAAACGAGGCTACTTTATTTGCTGATGATGGTCAAGCTGAAGCAGTAAAGGAATTTAAATCAGGTACACTTTCTTTAGGTGTAGATGAAATTGGTAACGATGCTGCAGCCGCTTTAGTTGGTGCTAGAGTCGATGCAAATGGTGTACTCATTTCAAGCGGTGAAGACGTGTCTAACTATGTAGCTATTGGCTTTAGAGCAAAGAAGTCAAATGGCAAGTATAAATATTATTGGTTATACCGTGTCTTATTTGGTGTTCCAGCTACTAACCTTGCTACAAAAGGCGACTCAATTACATTCTCAACTCCAACAATTGAAGGTACTATTCTTCAAAGAAATAAAGTTGATGGCGCAAATAAGCATCTTTGGAAAGCAGAAGTTACTGAAAACGAGTTAAACACAGCAATTATTAATGCCTGGTATGACGCAGTTTATGAGCCTTCATATGCTCAAAACAATAATGGAGGTAACAACTAATGGCTAACGAAAGAAGTGCAATCATCAAAATTGGTGATAAAGAATATGAGCTTTTACTTACAACTAAGGCAACTAAGGAAATTGCTAAAAAGTATGGTGGTTTAGAGAAACTTGGAGACAAGCTTTTAACTAACAAAGATTATGAAGGAGCAATTGGCGAAATTGTCTGGTTAATTGTAACTTTAGCAAATCAACCAATCTTAATTCATAACTATAAGAATCCAAACGATAAGAAAGAACTTTTAACTGAGGATGAAGTTGAGATTCTAACAACACCACAAGATTTAGCAAATTTCAAAGATGCTATCACTGAAGCCTTATATAAAGGTGTTCAAAGAAATATTGTGAGTGAAGAATCAAAAAACGCAGTGGGCGAGTAAGCGATGAAGAGTTGTTTACTCGTCTTTTATATTACGGCTTAGCCCATCTTCATCTAACACAGGATGAGGTGTGGTTCATGCCTTTTGGTTTGCTTTTGGATCTATGGGAATGCCACAAACAATTTGAAGGTATCTCAAAGCCAAAGGTAGAAGTCTTTATTGACGACATAATACCTGACGGAATCTAGGAAAGGAGGAAATTGATCATGGCAGAGAAATTTGGATTAAAGATAGGCCTTGAAGGTGAAAAAGAGTTCAAATCAGCTCTTGCTGAAATCAATAACTCCTTTAAGGTTCTAGGCAGCGAGATGAAACTTGTTGAGTCTCAATTCGATAAAAATGACAATTCAGTTCAAGCCTTAACTGCAAGAAATGAAGTGTTGGAAAAATCGATAGATGCTCAAAAAAGTAAGATAGAAACATTAAGAAATGCTTTAAATAATGCATCTACATCATTCGGAGAAACTGATAAAAGAACTCAGGCTTGGCAAATTAAACTAAATGAGGCAGAAGCTGATCTTAATAAAATGGAGCGTGAGCTTCAAAACAACAATAAGCAACTTGATACTGCTTCAGGAGAATTCAAAGATGCCGAGAAAAGTGCCGATAAGTTTGGTGATGAGGTCGAAGATGCTGGAAATCAAAGTGATGATTCATCAAAGAAGTTTCAAGCATTGGGTGGAGTTGTAAAGGGCGTTGCTGCAGGTATGGCAGCTGCTATGGCTGCTGTTGGTGCGACTATTGTGGCAATAGGCAATAAGCTTATTGATTTCACAAAGCAAGGTGCCGAATATGCAGATAATGTCTTAACTCAATCAACCGTTACAGGAATTGCTACCGATAAGCTTCAAGAATACATGTATGCAGCTGAATTAGTAGATGTGTCTATCGATACATTAACTGGTTCAATGGCAAAACAAATCAAATCGATGAAATCGGCTCAAGACGGATCTAAATCTATGGTTGAAGCCTATGAAAAATTAGGCGTTGAAATCATGAATGCGGATGGAACCTTAAGAGATAGTGATGAGGTTTACTGGGAAATTATAGCCGCTCTTGATGCTATGGAAAATGAGACCGAGCGTGATGCACTTGCAATGACTATCTTAGGAAAGTCAGCTCAAGAGTTGAATCCACTTATTGAAGCTGGTGCCGATAAGATGGAGGAATTGGGAAAACAAGCAAGAGAAGCAGGATATGTTTTATCTGATGATTTGCTTGCTGCCTATGGAAATCTTGATGACCAGTTGCAACTATTAAGTAATGGTGCGACAGCTCTTAAAAATGCGTTAGGTACAGTATTGCTTCCAATTCTTACAGATTTGGCATCAGATGGAGTTGGTTTGCTTTCTGAGTTTACTAAAGGGGTGCAGGATGCTAATGGCGATATTTCAAAGATTACTGATGTAATTGGTGAGATATTACCTAAAGCAATCAATGCTGTAATGAAGTACATCCCACAGTTGCTTGATATGATTGCAGCTGCAGTCATTGGAATAGGCGATGCAATTGTTGACAACTTAGATGTCCTAATCGAATGTGCTAATAAGCTGATTCAAACATTCTTAAATGCAATACTTAAGGCTTTACCAAAACTAACACAGGGTGCCATTCAAATTGTAACGACACTTGTTAAAACAATACTTGCTAATCTACCTCAAATACTACAAGCGGCTATTCAGGTTATAGTTACTTTGGCTCAAGGCTTAGCAAAAGCTCTGCCTCAGTTAATTCCAGCTGTTGTAAATGTTGTCATCCAGTTAATTGAAACATTAATTCAAAACATGCCTCTAATACTGGATGCTGCATTGCAGATCATCGAAGGTTTGGTTCAAGGAATACTAGAGGCACTACCAATCTTGATTGAGGCTTTACCAACGATAATTTTAGCAATCGTTGACTTTATATTAGGAGCTATACCTCAAATCATAGAAGTAGGCATCCAATTGCTTACATCTTTAGTAGAGGCATTACCTGAAATAATAGAAGCAATAGTCGCAGCCATTCCACAAATCATTGATGGAATTATTAATGCAGTTATTGAGGCACTGCCTTTAATAATTGATGCTGGAATTAAACTCTTTGTATCCTTGATACAAGCCTTACCAGATATCATCATTATGATTGTTGAAGCAATACCTCAAATTATTAATGGAATTGTCGAAGCCTTGATGAATAACCTAGATAAAATTATCATGGCTGGCGTTCAAGTTTTCATGGCGCTTATCACTAATCTTCCGACAATCATTATGGAACTTGTAAAAGCAGTGCCTCAAATCTTGGGTGCAATTATTAACGCCTTTGCTAATGGCTTCTCACAAATGGCTGAGGTTGGTAAGAACCTAGTAAAGGGCCTATGGGAAGGTATAAAAAGCTTAGATTCTTGGATATGGGATAAAGTATCAAGTTGGGCATCTAATCTTTGGAACGGAATCAAGAATTTCTTTGGCATCCATTCACCATCAAAGAAGATGGCATTCATTGGTGACATGATGATGGAAGGTTTGGCTAAAGGTATCGATGAAACTGCAGGAGATGTTATTGGTTCAGCTGAAGCTATGACAAAAGATTTGAATTCAGTCTTTGATGGACTAGGGCAAGACATGTCTAAAGTTCCTACTGATTTTAATGTTACTTCCAGCGTGGATTCTTTAAGAGATACACAAAATGCTGTAAGAGGAGGACTTAGCCTTCAACTTCAAATAACTAACTTTAATAACTATTCGGCAGAAGATATCAATTCTTTAACTGAAGAAATAATGGAAACTGCTGATAACTTCATCAAAAGGAAAGGAGTGGTATTCGCATGAGCAATTTTACATTCAATGGACATAATTCAACCGAGTTTGATATAAGAATTCAAAATAAGTCGATTTATTCAGTACCAAAGTTTGATGCATCAGCTATATCCATTCCTGGACGTGATGGAGACTTGCTTAATCCAAGTGGAAGGTTTGGCAATGTTGGTGTATCTTACACCTGCTATGTTCCTGCTAAATCCATTCAAGACTTGTCTGATAAACTGACAAGGATAAAAAACTGGCTATATGATGAGGTCAATCAATACCATGATTTAACTGATTCTTATGATGATAAATTCAAAAGAAGAGCAGTTTTTAACAACAAGTTAGACATATCTGATGAAGCTAGAAAGATTGGTGTGTTCACGCTTACGTTCTCTTGCCTTCCTTTTAGATATCTTTTAACAGGTTTAGAGGTAATAAATATAACCGATACACTAACCATTAGAAATCCATTCAATTTTTCTTCTAAACCGTATATCAAAGTTTATGGTAGCGGTGAAGGAACATTAGTCATTCAAAATGAAGAAGGAAATAAGATATGGCATTTTAGTGATATCGATGAGTATGTCGAGATAGACTCCGAGCTTATGAATTTCTTTAAAGGAACTGAACTTAAAAATAGCAGTGTTTCTGGTGATGGATTCCCTGAGCTTTCAAAAGGAGACAACGTCTTATCTTTCAATGGTGGGATAACAAGAGTAGAGATTATTCCAAGGTGGGTGAGTCTATGATACCTATTTTGTTTGAATCAACAGCTAAAACATTTGATAACTATGGCATCGGTGTATTAAGAGATACAACATCTTGTGAAATCACCGAAGAAAGAAATGGAAGCTATGAACTAACTCTTAAATATCCAATCAATGGTTCATTATATTCCTACATAAAAAAAGAACGCATAATCGTTGCTAAACCTAATGATTTAGCAAAAAACCAAGCGTTCAGGATATATAAAATCTCAATACCTATAAATGGAATCATAACAGTTAATGCCACTCATATCTCATATGATTTGGTAACAATTGGAGTAGTTCCTTTTTCTTTAGAAAACGCATCTATAAGTCAATGTGGTGAAACGTTGCTTCAAAAGGCAGTGCTTCCTCATTCATTTACTTATCAAACAGACATGTCTAAAGCTGCTGATTTTGGTGCCACGCTTCCTGTTAGTGTAAGGAGCCTAATTGGTGGATCTAAAGGAAGCTTACTCGATTTGTTTGGCGGTGAGTTCGAATGGGATAATTTCAAGATATATCAGCATTCGGCTCGTGGCGAGGACAGAGGTGTTGTTATTGAATATGGAAAGAACCTAACTAAGTTCGAGCATTCATCTGATATTACTGATGTTTATACGTACGTTCTTCCTTATGGAATTTTAGAAGATGAGGAAACAGGGGAAGAAAGTGTTGTGACTCTACCTGAAGAGGTACTACCCATTTCAAATACAATTCTTCAAAACGGCAAAGTCTATATAAAAGATTTCACTGATGAATTTGGTGAAAACGAAAGAGTAACAGAATATGCACTTAGAACCAAAGCGAATATATGGATAAGAAATCATCCGCTTGGTATTGATAAGCCAACCATAACTGTTTCGTTTGAACCTTTGTGGAAACAAACCGAATACAGTGCAGTTCATGAAAGACTATCACTTTGTGATACTGTAACAATTAGGCATCAAATACTAGGTGTTGAAGTGAAAATGAAAGTAATCAAGACGGTGTATTCTTGCCTTGATGAAAAATATAAAACAATAACACTAGGCGAAGCTAAATCAAATTTAGCAGTAAGGATAAACGATATTGAAGAAGAAATCAAAACTACTAAGAAAGAGGTAGATAGATTTCCTCTTTTATTAACATCGGCTATTTCAAATGCTACAAAGCTAATCACTGGTAATAAGGGTGGATGTGTTGTTATCCACTCACATGATGATGGCACACCTTACGAGCTTTTAATTCTTGATAATGAGAATATAGATGAAGCAGTGAATGTATGGCGATGGAATCTAGGAGGGCTTGGCTTTTCATCTCATGGCTACAATGGTCCTTATGAAACTGCAATAACAGCTGATGGCTCAATCGTTGCCAATTTCATCACTTCAGGAACTTTGGTTGCAAACATCATAAAAGCAGGAGTGCTATCAAGCCTTGATGGTTCTTCATATTGGAATCTTGAAACTGGCGAGGTAGTGCTAAGATCTTATGCAACTACTAATTCAGTTAATGAACAAGCAGGAAGAATTGATGAAATAGAAAGTAAGAAGATGTATAGGCTTGTTATTACATCTACAAATGGAAACATCTTCAAAAATGGAGATATAAGAACAACTTTAAAAGCCACCGTTTATAGTTGGGATGAAGATGTCACTGATTCTTTAGATCCAAATCAATTTATATGGACTAGGGTTTCAAGTGATAGTGATGCTGATGATATATGGAATATCAATCATTATGGTGGAACTAAAGAGATTGAAATTACAAATGATGATGTGCAGGTAAAAGCCACATTCTATTGTGATTTAATCGACACAACAACTAGACAATCCCTATTAGGGAAAGAGGAGGAATAAAACATGTCTAAAGCACAAGGTCAATTTACGATTATTGATTACAATGACGCCTTAACCTTAACTGGTTATATCGGCTCAAATCATCCTAAAACGCAGACGTATAACCCTGATAATGGATCTTATAGTCCTAACTGGCAATCATCCAACTTGGTTTTAACGCCAAGCCTTTATGTCATTGGTACTACAACCGACCAAATCACATCATCTGCAGTCACTTCGGTTAAGTGGTATCAAGGAACATCGACTACGGCAATAACGACTGGTGGCAATTATGCTTTATCAGGAACAAAAAATCATATTTTAACTGTTAAAGCAAACATCATGGCAGGTCTTGCTGGTGTGGATTTCAAATGCATAATCACTTACAAAGATGCATCTACTGGTCTTGAACTTACCCATCCACTTTCTATTTCGTTCTCACGAGTAGTTAATGGTGGTGGTATCGTCGATTTGCTTGTTACTACACCAAGCGGCAATGTCTTTAAAAACAGCGACGTTCCTACATTGACTGCAAAAGCAGAACTATGGAGAGGTTCAAGCGTTGATACCACAAATGTTGGATATAAATGGGCAATTATGGATCCTTCCGTTACTAGTTCAAGTTCTAGTGGCTATGATGCAGATTTTGGTGTTGGCTGGAGGAAACTAGCAGACACCACAGGGAAATACACGGGAACGACTACGGCAACCATCACAATCTATGCGGCAGCTGTAGATTCATACGCTGTCTTTAAGTGTTGTGCCACTGATACTGATTCTGCATCGAATACCTACAATTCAAAATTCTTTGATGTAGCAACCTTTATCGATAATGCAGACCCACTTCAAGTTGTTATCACATCAACTGGTGGAGATGTATTTAAAAATGGTCAAGGATCTACAACTCTAAAGGCGGTAGTTTACCAAGCTGGTGTTGAAGTTGATGCCACAGGTCAAGGGACTTATACCTGGACTAAGTACAATAAAGATGGAGCGGTAGACACGTCTTGGGGAACAAGCGGTCATAAAACAGGCAAAACATTATCGGTATCTAACACAGACGTTACTACGAAAGCTACTTTTATGGTTGAAGTCACTATTTAGGAGGTAATAATAATGAGGTCACAAGCTCAATATACAATTTATTCTCTGAATGATGTTTATACAGGAACTAGTGCTCCTCAAAATCCTTATACTGGTCAGTTATGGGTGGATACATCTCAAAATCCACCAGTAACAATGGTCTATAATGGCTCAAAATGGGTTGAACAGAATGGAACTGATACGATTAGATCATCAGTAAAAACAGTTGAAGAAAAGCAAGCAGAATTCAAGACAAATCTCGATGGATTAACAAGTACAGTGGGTACTCAAACTAAAACAATAGAGACCATTGAATCTGATATTGATGGAATACAAGAAGATGTGACTTCTATTGAAAGTGAAGTATCAACTCTAAAACAAACTGCGACTAACATTTCTGCAGAGGTATCAAAGAAAGCTGATTGCACATATGGTAACTCAAACTCATCATTTGGATGGAAACTTGATAGTAGCAGTTTTGAACTTTATTCAAACAAGAAAACAGTAATGAAAGCCACCTCAACAGGGCTTGATGTGACAGGTAAAATTACCTCAACTGAAGGTTCTATTGGTGGCTTTACTATTTCTGATAAAGGAATATATAAAGGCGTAACATCTTTTAGTGATATAAGCCATAATGGTGTATATGTTGGAACAGATGGTATTAGAGTAGGTCCTAATTTTACAGTAGATCCTACAGGAACTGTCACTGCAGTAGGCCTAAAGATTAACCTAACAGATACACAAAAGACTGAACTAAAAGGTGAAAAGGGCGATACCGGTGCAACAGGGCCACAAGGTCCTACTGGTCCACAAGGACCAACTGGCGCTACAGGTCCGCAAGGGCCGGCTGGTTCAGATGCAACAGTGAATTGGACTAATATCTGTAGTGCTTTAGCAGGTTCAAAAAACTCTGAAGGTGCATCAAGAGGCATATATACAAGTGGTGGATATGTGTATGTTTTGGCGGATGCTATCGATGCAACTTGGGTGAATTCAGGTATTCTTTCTGCTCTTCAAGGAAAAATTGGTGGTTTCACTATTGACTCAAACAGACTTTATGCAGGAACTCCTGGCTCAAGTAGTGGAATTGAACTATCTTCAGTTGGCTTAATTGCATATAAGTCGAACAATCAAGGAATAGCTTCATCATATGCAGTAAGCAAAATAACAGTAAATAAAGCAACAAATCTTACTGTTTATATTCGTTCTTATGCTGAGTCTAGTTTTGACTATACAATGATTTCAAATCCAAATGTGTCATCGTATCCTACTTCTTATTCAAGTAGTTATGTAAAAGCTCATACAAGATCAAATCAAAATAGTAGTTCAGCTTTAGCTGGTTATACAAAAGTTGAGTATTATGGTTTGAAACAAAACGACTATATTTATATCGTTTATAGGAAAGATGGAAGTGCAGATTCTGGAACTGATACTGGTTATCTTTTGATTCCAGAAACAACAGATATATCAATTTCAAATGTTGGTGATACTTATTATTTTGTAAGAGATTCAGCATTTGATATTAAAGGTGCATCAATTAAGGTAGGTGCAAATTTTAGTGTTGATAGTACTGGAGCAATTAAATCAACTAGTGGAACTATTGGAAATCTAAGCATTACAGGTAGCGGTTTAACTTACAACGGTTCTTGGGCGTCTCATTTTAGTATTGGTTCGGAATCATCTGATTCAAGAATGCCTACTTATGCAATATTTGCAAGGACCCAAAGAATAGATGACTGTATTATGGGATTTAAGAATACTTCTTATGGCGAAAATTTCTGGGTTGAATTCAAACCAGATGGATACTGCACATACATGTCTAGCGATGCAGAAGATGCTGTAATGACAGGTAAGATACCATATAACTATCTAGATAAAGTTTGTTGGTTACATTCACCTCTTGGATCATCACATACTGGAAGCAGTGCTACCTGCCCTCAGATTATCGTTTTTAATGCTAGTGTAAGTAATGGAAGTTATCAAACTTACGATTTGTCAGCATATGGCATAAATGAGATTATTGGTGCTCAGCTAACTGAAAGAGATACGCCATCAACTGGTTCAAATAACCAATGGTTCTCAGTAAGTGGGACAAGCATTACTGTTAGAAATACCACTGGTGGTAAAAAGACATATTCATTATTAGTCATCGCAGTTTAGGAGGTACGTATGAAAAAAGTAAAAATCAACAAAGACGGCTTTTTAGAAAGCATATACATTAATGATGCCACCATTGAGATTGAGGTGGATGATGAACTTTATGAAACACTCATGTGCTGTAAAATCGGCAAGAATTGGAAACAAGAAGACGGTGAGTTTCATATGGTAGAACTTTTAGATGAACAGGTTATTAGAGAAAGAAGAGAGGTTGAATGCTTTAACTTAATCGATAATCGATCACCTCTTTGGTGGAGTCATTTATCTGAAGAAAGGCGAAAAGAGCTAGATACTTGGTATGAGGCTTGGCTAGTTGCAACCAAAACTAAAATCATACCTGAAAAACCTTCGTGGTTAGATTAGGAGGATTTATGGATATAGCACAAACAATTATTACAATTGCATCAGTAATTACAGCACTTGGAGTAATCTTCGGTGCTGTTTTTTCTGGGTACCGATGGTATTTAAAACAAAATAAACAGGATGAAGACATCAAAGAAATAAAACAAGAGCAGGTAATACTTATTCATGGTATTCTAGCTTGCTTAAAAGGTT